ACTTTACAGACAGTGCCTTTGTTACTGGATTGCCGGTAAGTACTTTTGCTAATGACGCAAATTATTTAGATAGTACGACAGTCACTAGTGTTATTGATGCGACTTATATACAAAATAATCAAATCAAATATACAACAGCAGATTTTACAGACTCAGCCTACGTCACTTCGGTATTACCGACCTTGGGTGGAGACTTTGTTGATTCGGCATTTGTCACAAGTCTACCGGTAAGCACATTTACTAATGATGCAGATTATCTAGATTCGACTACTGTACTTGGCGTCATAGATCAAACATATGTACAAAATAACCAGATCAAATATACAACTGCTGATTTTACTGATAGTGCCTATGTTTTATCCGTATTACCTACCCTTGGAGGGGATTATGTTGATTCGGCTTATGTAACAAGTTTACCAGTAAGTACTTTTGCTAATGACGCGAATTATCTTGATAGTACGACAGTCACTGGTGTTATTGATGCGACTTATGTACAGAATAATCAGATTAAATATACAACAGCTGACTTTACAGATTCAGCGTATGTTACCTCAGTATTACCAACTTTAGGTGGAGATTTTGTTGATAGCGCTCAAGTATCAGCAATCATTATAGCAGATGTTGTTAAATCATTTATTGATGCTTTAAATATTAATGCTGCACAATTAGGTGGTCATGACTCAGGTTATTTTAGATTAAACGTATATGATTCAGCTGGCGTACTATTGAATTAAAGATATAAATAGAATTAAATAAGGATTAAATAATGGCTGCACCATCAACAAGACAAACATTGATAGACTTTTGTTTACGTCGACTTGGTTTTCCAGTGATTGAAATTAACGTTGATGAAGATCAAATTGAAGATCGTCTTGATGATACACTTCAATTATATCAGGAATATCATCTTGATGCGACATATAGAACATATTATACGTATCAAATTGTTGCAGGTGATGTAACAAATGGTTATATTTCAGTTCCAAATGATATACTCTATATAATTAAACAATTTCCAGTTGCTAGTAGTACATCAGCAAGTGTAAACTTTTTTGATGTAAAATATCAAATGATGTTGAATGACATTTATGATATGTCAACATTTGGTTCAGATCTCGCTTATTATGAACAGTTACAACAATATCTATCTTTGATGGATATGAAATTAAATGGCACTCCTCAAACTACCTATGCACGCAGGCAGGATCGTCTGTACATACATGGAGAATTTAGTGCTCAAGATCGTGATTTAAAAGCAGGGGATTATATTGTACTTGAAGTTATGAAAATTGTTGATGAAGCAACTCATACCCAAATATATAACGATATGTTTGTCAAAGATTATTTGACCGCCTCAATTAAACAACAATGGGGAATGAATCTTATTAAATTTGATGGAATGACTCTACCAGGTGGTGTTACTTTAAATGGTAGACAAATATATGATGATGCTACTGCAGATATTGAAAGAATAAGAGAAGCAATGCGACTAGAATATGAAGCACCATTAAGCTTCTTTGTTGGATAGGATTATAAATGGCTGTTAATCAGTATTTAAAACCTGATGTACGTTCAGAACAAACACTTTACGAAGATATTATTATCGAGTCTATTAAGAATTATGGACAAGATGTAATTTATTTGCCACGTGAACTCGTTAATGTAGATACAATATTTCAAGATGATACTATTTCTAAATTTAGTTCGTCATATCGTATCGAAATGTACATTGAAAACACAGAAGGTTTTGATGGAGAAGGAGACCTCTTTTCAAAATTTGGTGTTGAAATACGAGATGAAGCCACATTTATTTTAGCAAGACGCCGTTGGCTTAAACAAGTTTCTTATGTTAATAATGCAATTAATTTCTATCGCCCAAGAGAAGGCGATCTGATATATTTACCTCTCTCAAAATCATTATTTGAAATTACACATGTTGAAAAAGATGTGCCATTTTATCAATTAAGTAATTTACCTGTATTTAAAATGCGTTGTCAATTGTTTGAATATAATGATGAAGATATGGATACTGGACTTACCGCAATTGATAAAATTGAGGATACTGGATATACACAACAATTTACGTTACAATCACATACTTTACAATTTATAGTAGGTGAAACTGTTCGTAAAATAATTGATTCTGATAATTCTATCTATCTTGATGGTGAAGTCTCTTCTTGGGATGATCAAAATAATAAACTTGCGCTTGCACATATTGGTAGATCAGATGGTAAGTTTGCAGAATATGCCGATTCTGATTTACTAACTGGATTAACTTCTGGCGCAACTGGAATCATTGGCACTCGTACTGAACGAATAGATATTAATGACACGAATCAGAATGTTGAATTCGATTCATTTGCTACAGGTTTTATTGATTTCAGTGAGACAAATCCATTTGGAGATCCTGTATAATGTTTGGAACTTATTTTTATAATCAAACGATAAGAAGAAGTGTATCGATCTTTGGATCTCTTTTTAATAATATATTCATTATTCGTAAAAATTCTTCTGGTGCCACAATAAGTCAGGTGAAATGTCCACTATCTTATGCTCCCAAAAGAAATTTTATTGAACGTCTTGCAAATATGGCACAAGGTGAAGAAGCTGAAACTAAACTTGCTCTTAAATTGCCACGAATGTCTTTTGAAATTACAGATTATAGTTATGATGCACAACGTCAACTGGTTAAAACAAATCGATATATTAGTCAAGGTGTAGTTGCTTCAAATACTAATAGAGCAAAGTTATTTAATGGTACACCATATAATATATCGTTTGAGTTAAACATCTATGCAAAATCACAAGATGACGCATTACAAGTTGTTGAGCAAATTATGCCTTATTTTACTCCTCAATATTCTGTAACGATTAAACCGCTTGATGATGTTCCAACTCATAAACTTGATGTACCAATTATCCTTACTGGTATTACCTTTTCAGATGATTATGAATCAACAATTGGCGATCGAAGAACTATTGTATATACTCTTTCATTTGATATGAAAACAGAATTTTATGGACCTATTTCAGATAGTAAAATTATTAAGTCTGCAAATATAGAATTTTATAATCAAAATGCTGGTCTTGAAGATTCCGATATTCATATATCAACTTTAACTGTGACTCCAGATCCTTCAACAATAATAGCGGACTCAGATTATGGCTTTCAAACGGCTATTGATCTAATATATGATAACTAATGACTGAAGATGAAAAATTAAATATTGAAAAAGACTATAATAGTGCAAGAGAAACCTATTATGATCTCATTGAAAAAGGTCGTGAAGGCTTAGAATGTATGATTGAAATAGCAAGAGAATCAGAACATCCACGAGCTTTTGAGGTTTTAGCCACATTAATTAAAACCATATCAGATACTAATGGTGAATTGATGAAGCATAATAAGATGCTTCGTGATATGGATAAAAAAGAAGAAAAACCAGAAGGCGTCACCAATAATAATTTATTTGTGGGGACTAGCGCTGAATTACAAAGGCTTATTCAGAATACTGGTAATAAACCTGAATTATTAATAGATAATACAAAAGATTATAAAGATGATTAGATTATTGCTTTTAGGAATTGTAGCATATTTCGCTTTACCCGTCGAAGATACTTTTAGTAAAGATGTTTGGGAAGGTGTTTATACCGATGACCAAGCAAAAAGAGGAATGCAATTATACCTTGAAAATTGTTCTGAATGCCACGGCTCTCAATTACAAGGACGTGAAGAAGCGCCAAGTCTAAAACAAGGCACATTCATTTACAATTGGGATGGGATGCCTATTAGTATATTATTTCAAAGAATACGTGAAACAATGCCGATGGACGATCCAACAAGCGTATCGCGTAAAATAAAAGCTGATATATTAGCATATATTATGAAAGAAAACAATATGCCTTCTGGAAATACTCCTTTACCTTATCGGAATTCAGAGCTCAAAAGAATTCAATGGTCTGCTCAAAAGAACTCTAATAAATAATATTATGTCAGAATCAAAAGAATCCTATCTAGGAAATCCACGCGTTAAGCGCGATGGCGTTATTCAAGAATACCAAGAGCATGAGTTGAGTGAATATATTCGTTGCTCAAATGATCCTACTTATTTTGCAAAAAACTATATAAAGGTAATTCATGTAGATCGTGGACTTGTTCCTTTTGATCTTTATCCATATCAAGAAAAAATGTTTAAACATTTTAGAGAAAATCGGTTTAGTGTTGTTCTTGCTTGTCGTCAATCGGGTAAAAGTATTTCTTCTATTGCATATATTCTTTGGTACATACTCTTTCATTCAGAAAAAACTGTAGCAATTCTTGCAAATAAAGGAGCAACTGCGCGTGAGATGCTTGCTCGTATGACACTCATGCTTGAGAATATACCATTCTTTTTGCAGCCTGGTTGTAAAGCTCTCAATAAAGGTTCAATTGAATTTAGTAATAATTCAAAAGTGATTGCAGCTGCAACATCAGCATCTTCAATTCGTGGTTTCTCCGCTAATATTATTATGCTTGATGAGTTTGCTTTTGTTGAAAAAGCTGCTGAATTTTATACAAGTACATATCCGGTTATTTCATCAGGTGAAAATACTCAAGTGATTATTACGTCAACAGCAAATGGTGTCGGCAATCAATTTTATAAAATATGGGAAAGCGCAGTACAAGGTTTATCAGAGTTTAAACCATTTCGTGTTGATTGGTGGGATGTACCAGGAAGAGATGAAGCTTGGAAAAAATTAACAATATCAAATACTTCTGAATTGCAATTCCAAGTTGAATTTGGAAATACATTTCATGGTACTGGAGATACACTTATTAGTGCTGATACTCTTCTAAATCTCAAATCAAAACTTCCATTACATATATTAGATTATAATACAAAAATATATGAAGAAGCGATATCAGGCCATGAATATGTAATGATGGTTGATGTAGGGAGGGGAATAGGTCAGGATTATTCTACTTTTAACATAATTGATGTTAGCGTTAAACCTTTTAAACAGGTAGCTACATTCCGAAACAATACTATTTCTCCTTTGCTATTCCCTAATATTATTTATAAATTTGCAACATTATATAATCATTGTTTAGTTATAGTTGAAAATAATGATCACGGGATTGTAGTATGTAATGGTCTTCATTATGATCTTGAATATGAAAATCTTTTCTTTGAGTCAGCTATTAAATCTGATAAAATTGGTATGGCCATGACTCGAAAAGTAAAAAGAATTGGTTGCTCTACTTTTAAAGAATTATTAGAAAATAATAAACTCGAAATTATTGATGATAATACAATTCAAGAGATTACATGCTTTGAGGCAAGAGGAAATAGTTTTGAGGCAAGTAATGGAAACCATGATGATCTTGTAATGAATTTTATAATGTTTGGTTATTTTGTTGGAACAAACTTTTTTAATGAATTAACTAATATATCATTAAAAGATATATTATATCAAAAGAAAATACAAGAAATAGAAGATAATATTGTTCCATTTGGATTTATTGACAATGGAAGCAATAATGTACATAATATTGAGCGAACTCCTGATGGGTGGTTATATGATGATAATGATAAATTCTTTTAAATTAATAAAATTATAAATAGTATTAAGATTGAAAAGCATCGTATTATGAATCATATTATTTAAATTAAACTTGACAAGGAAATATTAAGGTCATGGCACTATTTACTCCATCAGAATCTCCGGCTATTGTAGTCAAAGAGATTGATTTAACTGGGGTTGTTCCAAATGTCCAAACTACAACTGGAGCCTATGTAGGAAATTTTAGATGGGGACCAGCCGAAGTTGCCACTCTTATAGATAATGAGGCAACATTAGTAAGTACATTTGCATCACCCAACGACAACAATTCAGTAGATTTTCATTCAGCAGCATACTATCTACGTTATTCAAATTCTCTCTATGTTGTTAGAGAAATTACATCTGCTGCTAAAAATGCTCACGACTCAGATGCAGCTGGTACACCAACAATCAAAAATTTAAATGATTGGGATGGTCAGATTTCTGCAAGAGATAGTGATAATCATACATTTATTGCAAGGTATCCTAGTGATCTAGGTAACTCTTTGCAAGTTAGTGTTTGCCCTCCAGATTCGGATGCTGCTACTCAACCATTTGATGGTTGGACTTATAAAAGTAGCTTTGATGCTGCTCCTGGTACATCAACATATGCTGCTAGTAAGAGTGCAACAAAGGATGAAGTCCATGTGGCTGTAGTTGACCAAGATGGTTCATTTACAGGAACAGCAGGTACCGTTCTTGAAACATATCCATTCGTTTCACTTGCTTCAGATGCTAAAAATACAGATGGAACAAGTAATTATGTCTTAGACGTAATTAATAATCGTTCAAGATATATATGGATGGCTGGATTCGGCAATCAATCAAAATTCTCAGCACAAGCAGGTACAACGGCTCTATCTGGGGAAAGCTTCTTACAAACAGTTGGTTCTCCACAGGTTGAAAGTATCTCACTTGTAAATGGTGTTGCTTCTGGTTCACTAACAACAAGTGAATATACAACAGGATTTGATCTTTTTGAAGATGTAGATACAATTACAGTTGATTTCCTTATTGCCCCAGGTATGAATTCAAATGTTGACCAAGCAACAGTAGTAAACGATCTTGTATCTATTGCAAGTTCAACTCGTAAAGATTGTGTTGTCAATGCTTCTCCAAGTCGAACAGCAATTGTCAATAATTCAACACCAACAGCATCTGCTGTAGCAAGTGCTGATCTCTTTACAAGATCTTCATACTTAATTGTTGATAATAACTACCTTAAAGTATATGACAAATATAACGACAAGTACATTTTCATTCCTGCTGCAAGTTCGACAGCAGGTCTTTGTGCTGCAGCTGATCGTGATGCCGCTCCTTGGTTCTCGCCAGCAGGTCAACGTCGTGGTGCATATCTTGGTATTACTACAACATCTTATGCTCCGACTAAATCAAACAGAGATACTCTTTACAAAGCCGGTTTGAATCCAGTTGGAAACATACCTGGTCAAGGTATTTTACTCTTTGGCGATAAAACGTTTATGGCAAGACCTTCAGCATTTGATCGAATCAATGTTCGTAGACTCTTCCTTGCTATCGAAAGAGCAATTGCAATTGCCGCAAGAAACGTAATGTTTGAATTTAATGATGAATTTACAAGAGCTGAATTTGTTAATATTGTAGAACCTTTCCTTCGTGAGATCAGAGGTCGAAGAGGTATAACAGATTTCAGAGTTGTATGTGACGAAACAAAT